AAGGAACTTAGGTTACAAAGTAACCTTCCTCCTTCTATAGATGCTTTAGCGACATAGATCTATAAATCTATGAAGTGTCTAGGACCGCCTTTAATTAAGGACTGGTATGGAAGACAGGAAAAGTAATATTATTTGTTCATTATTTGGTCTAATGTCACGAAGTGATAAAACCAAATAATATGCAGTTAATATTGCACTTTAGTTATTATAGCTTTATTATTTAATAATAAAATAATAACGGTTGGCGGCCTGTGTCTGGCGTCCTCGTAAGAGAACAGCGCAGGTCTCTTTTGTACATTAGGATTCCTCTGGATAGAGGTAAAACTAACAACTATTGAATTTATGAAAAACTTTATTAATATTAATAGAGTTCTCACAAAGACAAGTAGTATTGTACGGGAGAGACTGATACGTCTAGAAGGAGATTTATCTCTTTCTAGCTTAATGGATACAATAGGGTGAAAACTTATCATTCTCGCCCTAGGTACCATTAAGAAGGCTACTCCGCGTATTAGACTTTATCATAAATTCTCAACATATATCTTAGTTATGACTAAGAGACATGGTGCAGAATTTACTGTTAAATATCTAAAAGCTTGTAACTTAGCAATTTCTAAGTTTCTTGCGGGTGAACCGTTCAAATCTCTAAGAGATATTGAACCTGATTTACCTCTACCTAGATTAAGTAAATCTGGATTACCTGTTATTATCGGTACTAGAGATCGTAGATCTCTTCATGCCGGTTCTCACAGAATAATCAGATTGTGACTAACTTTATTTAGTTTGTATCGTATTATACGAATACCTGCTAAATCAAAATTGAATACAATCACAGATCCTTTCTCTGGTAACACTAAGGCTCTTGAGATTATTGGAAATTGAATGGAATTTAAAGCTCCAGCAATTTTACAATGTTTCACGAGTGATTTAGTGTTAAAGAAACAAGAGAAATTTTCGATGGAAGAGTCATCATCACCATCCAACTCAAGATCTTGACTTGGAATGGTTACTGATGTCTCTCTGTTGAAAAGTTCACCAGCCTTCTTCTCATCTTTTGTACGTTTGATGGATCGCACCTGTTGTACTCAACTTATTAATATTTTTAATATTATTAGTAAGATAGTTCCAGATGTTAATTCACCACGTTTCTATTGCCTACCCATGAAGCCCGGTTTCAATGATCTCATTACTGGATCATCGAACAAGGTTTTACTTGGTTTAGGTCAATTACAACAGAAAGAAGAGGCTGCAGGTAAAATGAGAACTTTTGCCATGGTGGACGGCTGAACACAAACTATATTGTTGCCTTTGCACAACTACCTTGCGGATTTATTAAAACAAATCCCCAATGATGGAACTGCAAGTCACGATAAAGCTTTCGATCGAGTCATGAGAAGATCCGTCGAATACGGATGTTCTTATGGTTACGATCTTTCAGCCGCTACCGATCGTCTACCTATTGTTCTACAAATAAAACTGCTTGCAGGTTTATTCGGAAAACAATTTGCGGACGATTGGGCGAAGATTCTTATTGGTCGTCCGTATACATTATTTACAAAAAATAAAGATAAAACTTTATCTTTTGAGAATTTTGTATACGCGGTTGGTCAGCCTATGGGAGCCCGTTCATCGTTTACGATGTTAGGGCTTACCCACCATATGCTAGTACAGTGATGTTCTAGTCAGTTGGGTAATCATGGTTGAGAGACTAGATACGAAATCGTTGGTGATGATATTATTATCTTCAACAAAGATTTAGCACTTAAGTATCTTGAAATCATGAGCCTCATAGGTGTTCCGATCAACGTATCTAAATCCGTTGTTGCTGAGAATAGACCGGTTGCAGAATTTGTAAAACGTGTTTGCCTAAATGGTAAAGACGTTTCTCCATTTTCTTGAAAACAGTTTATCTCACAGCAGAGCCTTTTAGGTCGTATAAATACTACTATTGGACTTTTTAAGAAAGAAATTAATCTTGCTGAAAAAGCCACTACAGTATTCCATACTGTCCTAAAGGAAAAGATTTATGATACTCGACCCCAAAGGGATGTTCTATCTTTAGTATGTTTGTATATTACGTATGCACTAAAAACGCAGACGTCAATGAAGAACATACTAAGATGTTTATTCCTTGGTTACCCGGCTACTTCCGATAATAAATTAATTTTTAATTCTTTCAATTTCCATGAGATCTTGAAGAAAGTTAAAAATATGATTATTAATGGAAGTACGCCTGTGGACGCTAGTTTCCATCCTGATTATCTTGCTATTAATTATTTCATGACTGGATCTTTCTTTTCAAAAGTTTTGAAAATTAGACAGAAATGAACTATTAATAGAATAAGAGAGTATCAAAACCGTATAATATTATCAATATTAGGCCCACTATCTGATTCAAAAGATCAAATAGTTAAGGATCTATATGAAGTATTATGGGATTGGATACGTATTCAGGATCCTCTGCTTATCAATTATCTATGACTTTCTAGTTCAGTACTACAAATTAGTACCCATACTACAAGATACCAGACAGTTGATAAGTTAGAGGCCGCTTATCGTCTACATCAAGATTGTCTAAGTGCGTTATCGTTCTTAGATATTGTTGATAGAATAGATGATGAGAGGAAGGAAACTATCAGAGAAGTTGCAGATAACTCACTTCTACGAGACTTAATAATAGTCTTGGAGAAAGTTGAGAAATCTAAAACTAATCTGAGAAGTGACAAGTAGGAGTAACCAAGAGTTGAAGTACTCTTAATTACTTTCCGTACTCTTTGATAACTGCGGAGTAATAGTATCAACAGGCCTTTAGCCCTTAAGGAGTGATTACCTTAAGGAGCCTCATATATACAACAGAAATTGTAATATATTAGGTTAAAGACAAGCTGAGATATTATTCTTCAGACTATCAATAGGGAAAAGAGGTTTTTACTTCTTATATTACTTTAAGCCCCCAACCCGAAAGGG